AGGTAGGCCAAATATTGGTGTCAATTTTATTATTTCAAAATAATGTCATTTTTATCTTCATTAAATAGATCAGAAAAACCTGAACCACTTCAAGGAATACAGGGTACTCAAGGTACTCAAGGAATCCAGGGAACTCAAGGAATCCAGGGTATTCAAGGTATCCAGGGAATTTCTGGCGTAAAAGGAGCAAACAAATTCGCAATAAACTACATTGTATTAGACCACTAAATACTCAAAATCATATCATTGTTCACAATAAACTTTGTAAAACTTGCATTGCAAGAAATAGAAATAAACATACTCAAAGAAGAAGTTGACACATTAAAATCTACAATAAATATTTAAAGAAACAAACTTTATTATGAAAATATTTGCAGAATATGCCCTGAATGGTGGTGGAAGCATTCACCCTTTGATTATTTCATCCAAACTTACAGATGGATTGGGTTTGATGAACCCATCTATTTTTATACGCAACAATAAAATTTTAGTAAATTTAAGAGCAGTTAATTATACTTTTTATCATTCAGAAGCAAAGTTATTTCAACATCAATGGGGGCCATTAACTTATGTACATCCAGAAAATGATCAACATTTAAGAACTGATAATTATTATTTGGAATTGAATGATGGTTTTGAAATTACAAGATGTGATAAAATAGACACTTCTACCTTTGATACATATGAACCTAAATGGGAGTTTGTTGGTTTAGAGGATGCTCGTATCTTTGAATGGGAGAATAAACTTTATATTTCTGGAGTTCGTAGAGACACAACTACGAATGGTGAAGGAAGAATGGAACTTTCTGAAATTATAGTAACCGACGAATCAGTAAAAGAAGTCTCAAGATTTCGTATTCCTCCTCCCAATGATCCAAATTCTTATTGTGAAAAGAATTGGATGCCAATTTTAGATTTGCCTTATCATTATGTTAAATGGGGGAATCCAACAGAAGTAGTAAAAGTAAATCCAGATACAAAAACTTGTGCTACAGTATTCACAAATGATAGAATATCACTACCAAGAGATTTGAGAGGAGGTTCTCAAATTATTTCTTGGAAGGATTATTATCTAACTTTCACTCACGAAGTTGATTTATTTCAAAGTGAAACTGATAGAAAGGATGCAAGATATTATCATCGTATTATTCTCTGGGACAAAAATTGGAATATTGTTAAGTATTCTAAAGAGTTCTCATTAATGAATGGACACGTTGAATTTTGTGTTGGACTTACAAAATATAAAGAAGATTTTTTAATAACTTTTGGATTTCAAGATAATGCAGCATATTTACTTAAATTTTCTGAAAAAGTACTGGAAGATTTTTTAAATGAGGATAATGATAGCAAAATTCAAGATAATCAAGTTTTTTCTATAAATCAAAATCACAAATCAACTTCATGGGTTGTGGATGATTTTTACGATAATCCAGATGAAGTAAGAAAGTTTGCATTAGAGCAAGAGTTTGGAGACGAGAGTGTAATTACTGGATTTGTTGGAAGAAGAACATTTCAACAATTTTTATTTCCAGGTATTAAAGAAAGATTTGAAAGTATTATGGGAAAAACCATTACAAAATGGGAAGAATATGGAATGAATGGTAGGTTTCAAATTTGTTGGTCTGGAGAAAGATTAGTTTATCATTGTGATAATCAAAAATGGGCAGGTATGATATATCTCACTCCAAATGCTCCATATCAGTGTGGAACTACATTATATGCAAATAAAGAAACAAGAGCACGAACTTATTATGATGATGGATGGGATGCTGCATGGAAAGAGGTACCAGGAGACCCACATTTAGATAGAACTCCTTTTGAACCTGTAGATGTTATTGGAAATGTTTATAATCGTCTGGTAATCTTTGATGCAAGTTGTATTCATTCTGCTTCTGAATATTTTGGATCATTTAAAGAAAATGCAAGATTGTGGCAAATGTTCTTTTTTGATGCGGAGGATTTAAAATGAAAAGAACTGATATTATTAATATTTTAATTGAAAAAATAAATGGAAACAACTACTTAGAAATTGGAGTTTGTTCTGGGGAGAACTTCAATAATATTAAATGTAAACATAAAGTTAGTGTAGATCCAAATGTAAACTCTCCAGCATCAATACATCTAACATCTGATGAATTCTTTAAAACTAATACAGAAAACTTTGATGTAATTTTTATTGATGGATTACATCATTCGGAACAGGTTTATCGTGATATTATTAATTCTTTGAATGTATTAAGTCCAAATGGATATATTGTATGTCACGATATGAATCCAGAAAAGGAGGAACATCAAATTATACCTTTCACTAGTGGAGTATGGAATGGTGATTGTTGGAAAGCATTCGTATCTTTTAGGCAGGAAAGAACTGATTTGGAAATGTATGTAGTAAATACTGACTATGGATGCGGTATCATTCAAAAAGGAACTCAAGAACCATTAAAAATAAATGAAGAATTAAATTGGAATAATTTCAATATCAACAGAAAAAAATGGTTAAACTTAATTTCAATTCAAGAATTTTATGAAACATTTGATATAAAATTTACTCTAAATGATTTATTGATAAGTTTCATTTATAATCCAAATAATTCTGAAAACAATTTTCTATTAGCACTATATTATCATAGTATAGGACAAACAGCATCGGCACTATCTTATTATTTAAGAACTGCTGAAAGAACTGATGATAAGTTATTTCAATATGAATGTCTAATTAAGGCATCTATGTGTTTTGATGAGCAAGGATGTAGAAGTTCTACAGTAAAAGGATTACTTCAACACGCAGTTTCCATTTTACCAAAAAGACCCGAAGCATATTATTTACTTTCTAGGTTTTACGAGAAAGAGAATGATATTAAAAGTTGGAAGGATTCTTATATGATAGCATCTATTGGAGAACAAGTTTCAGATTTCAATTGTGAATCACTTCGTACAGAAATAAACTATCCTGGTAAATATGGTATTTTGTTTCAGAAAGCAGTAGCATCCTGGTGGTGTGGATTGTGTGATGAAAGCCGAGATATATTTAATGATTTGTTGAATAATTATGAATTAGATGAAAATCATAGACAGGCAATTTTAAATAATATGAAAAGATTATGAGTATACCAGTAATTGGAACAGCAGTAGTATCAAATCCATTTTGGGTAACAAGACTCCTGATGAGTATTGATTATCCGGTTGATAACTTTGTAATTATAAACAATAATGGTAGAGGAGAAATAGATGATGAACTCAATTCACTGACTAAAATAACTCATAAGTTTGTTAAAAAAATAACAGTAACTCATCTTCCTGCAAATATAGGTGTTGCCGGTGCCTGGAATTTGATTATTAAATGTTATATGAATTCTCCTTATTGGATTATTGTAAATGATGATGTCTCATTTGGTATGGGATTATTAAAAGAAATGGTAGAACACGTAAATGCTGATTCTGAACTTGGAATGATTCACGGATTTGAAGGAGATTATGGTGTTGGAAGTTGGGATTTATTTTTAATACGTGATTTTATTATTCAAAAATATGGACTATTTGATGAGAACACATATCCTGCATATTGTGAGGATAGTGATTATATTATGAGATTTATTCATCAACCAATTAAAAAAATAATGTCATTATCAAAAAATTATTATCATGGAAATGGAGATAAAAAAGAATATTATAAGGAAGGTAGCCAAACACAAAAATCTGAACCAGAATTAAAAGAAAAGTTAGATCATTCAAATAATTTAAACATAGAATATCTTACAAAAAAATGGGGAAATCACTGGAGAAATTGTAGTCCAATACCATTACCATTTGGTGACAAAGATATTTCTCATACAACTTATGATTTGGAGTTTGTACGAAAAAAATATCTAGGATTTTAGACCCCTCACAAACTTTCAAGTGATAAATAATCTTATAGGAGGATTTTGATAGATGGGAATGTATCATAAATAAAAATACCTGATGGACCGACATCTTTTCAGGTGGGAGAGTAGTGATACTCTCCTTTTTAATGTTTATAAATACTATTGTCGGTCCATAAGGTAATGCTATGATTATCTACAAAACTACTAATCTCATTAACGGAAAGTTTTATGTTGGTAAAGATGAAAGAAATAAAAATGATTATCTTGGTTCAGGATTAAACTTACATAGAGCAATCAAAAAATACGGAAAAGAAAACTTTATAAAAGAAGTTTTAGAATATTGTTCCACAAAAGAAGAACTCATAGAAAAAGAAAAATATTGGATAAAAGAAACCAAAGCACAAGAACTTGGTTATAATATTGCTGATGGTGGTTGGGGTGGAAATACTTATGATGAAGAAACAAGACAAAGAATATCAAAACAATTTAGAGGAAGAAAAGTTAAACCAGAAACAATAGAGAAAATAAAAAAGACGAGGGAAAAAAAGAAAAAACAAAATCCAGATGCTTATAAGATTTCAGAAAGGCAGAAAGAAATCTTAAGTAAAACTCATAAAGGAAAAGTTCATACTGAAGAATGGAAAAGAAATCACTCTGAAAAAATGAAAGAACTTTATAAATCTGGGCATACTTCTCAATTTGAAAAATTTATTGAAAATCAAAAAGGTGAAAATAAAAAAGGAGAAAAAAGTCCTATGTGGGGGAGAAAAGCAACAGAGGAAACAAGAAGAAAGCAATCAGAGGCACATAAGAAAAATCCAGTAAAATATTGGTTGGGTAAAAAACAATCTCCAGAAACAATTGAAAAAAGAAGACAAAAACAAATAGGAAAAAAATGGAGTGAGGAGCAAAGAAAAAAATATGAAGAAACTGGTAATCCATTTCAAGGACAAAATCATACTCCAGAAGCAAAGGAGAAGATAAGACAAAGTAAGATAAATAAAACACCAGAACAAATGTTAGAAACTTACATTAAGTTTCATATAAGTAAAATGGGATATGAACCAAGTGAAGAACAAAAACAAAAGAAACTTCAAGAATACATAAAGAAAAAGGAGAAATGAGTTGGCAATTTTTTATAATCCTTCCATAGTTACTTCAGGATTAACTTTATGTCTTGATGCAGCAAATCCAAAGAGTTATCCTGGTAGTGGAACCACTTGGACTGATTTGAGTGGTAATGGAAATAATTTTACAATAGATGCCAGTGGATTTACTTATAATTCTTCTGGTTATTTTTCTATGTCAAATGGTGGTATTTCAAAAAGTGGAGCAGT